TCATCACCAAAATGTGCTTGGAAGAATGATCCAGTATAATAAGCAGCAGTATTACAAAACATGGCAGTACCAAAATTATATTACTTCGGATTAGCTGGACGTGGTGAATTCCCAAAACTTGTTCTTGAAGAAGCTGGCCAACATTATGAATGGGTTAAAGTAGGATTTGGTGAACAAAAAGCTCATCCTTTGGCTGATAAATTACCATACGGACAATTACCTTTATGGGAAGAGACTGATGGCTTTTCTTTGGTTCAAACTGGTACCATTGTACGTTATCTTGCAAAAAAATATGGCCTTTATCCTACTGATTTGCATGAAGCTGCCAAGGCTGAATTGGTATACGAAGGTGCTGCTGATTATACTGGATCATTCTTCCAAGCACATTTTGGTGATGATAAAGCTAAAGAACATCATATTAAAGATGTACTTCCAAAATGGTTTGCCTCTTTTGAAAAATTATTAGCTGGAAATCATGAAGGAAAAGGTTTCTTTGTTGGTGACAAGATAACATTTGCTGATCTCGCTATTTATCAAGCTGTTGCATTTGGATCTAACTTAGCTCCTACAGCAATAAAATCATTTCCTCATTTAAGTGGATTTATAGAACGTATAACAGCTAGACCTAATATTGCTGCTTATCTTAAATCAGATCGCTGCCCTCATTAACTAATTTTATTTATGTTGGTAATCAAAATCAAATATATACTATATTTAACATCAAAATCTGAGCATTTTTAACTTCCTCACAAAATACTCTCCTTACTCTTCTATTACTTTCATCTACATCACCATTATAAACATACCAATCACAAATAATTTCATATACATAAAAAACACACAAAGACATAAGAGTGTCTCCATACTTACTATAATCTCCTGTAACTAAAAAATCACTATTAGTTAACAATCTATTCACCATTTCAGTAACTTCTATACTTTTAATATCTATCCCAATCGCATGTTCAGCATCAAATCTAGCTTCTTGATAAGCCACACTATAATCC